TCACACTTGTTTTTTCCACCACCTCACTCCTACCCAACCGGTAACCAGCAACAATAATATCCGTCCGCACCATATCTGAAACGATTGGAATGAACTCATGCGGTTTACCTCTGTCTCCACTTCTACAGGATAAGGTACACGGATGGTATCGTTCACAAAGACGGAATCACGCAAAAGTTTGTCCCGGTACAAATATTTGTACTTTTCCAGCCAGATGGTATCGCCTCGCATTTTCACTAAAACCGAGTCGTAAAGATGAACCGAATCGCGTAGCAGGCGGTCTTTGTACTCTGTCCGTACCGATTCCACAGGGATGAATACTGTGCGTGTCCTGCATCCCGACAGGGCGAAGACCAGCATAAGCAAGGCCATTATATTTGTTCCTGAATAGTTTCTCATCTGAATTCTTTTTTTACATCAAAACACGGGCAGGCTTTTGCTGCAAACTCGTTATGTCCATGCACTTTCGCATTGGGATAGCGTACTTTAAGGTTCTCCGCCAATCCGGTTATTGCCTTCTTCTGAGCTTCGGTACGCGTATCTTTAGGGTTACCTGCGGCATCCAGCCCGCCAATATAGCACACACCTATCGATGTAGCGTTGTGCCCGAGACAATGCGCTCCTATCAGCGACTCATCCCTTCCCTTATGCACAGAGCCATCGAGATATACCACATGATGATAACCTATCCTGGCAAAGCCTCGGGCCCTGTGCCACCGGTCTATATCTTCCACGGTAAAATGTTGTCCTTCCTTTGTGGCCGAACAGTGGAGTATAATTTTATCTATCTTTCTCATTTTTTTCTTCAGGGGCTTTTAGTTGTTTCTTTACAATTTCGGTTATTCCTTTTATCAGGTCGTCTTTATTTTCGAAAATTACTGTTAGTTCTTCAAGGCTTCGCCCTATTTTTTTCTTATCTTTTTCATGTGCCTTTTCCAGTATCGACTTGGCTTCTATGAATATAAGGAACGCGGCTGCAATCAGCGTTATATAGGGTTCTGCATAGAAGAACATTCCTATACAATCGAACATGAAAGCAAACAGCATCAGAGCATAATACAAAACAGCTTTGGTAACTGTCCGCCTCAGTCCGTATGAGGTGCGCTGCTCGCCACGCTCCTTTGCCTTGCGCCATCCGCTGATAAGGTCGAGGCTGATAGCGATAGCTACCAGGAGCCACATAATGGATACGATAGCCAGTTTGAGCCGCAGGGTGACAAAGTCTTCTGTCAATAATGATTCTATTATCAATAACATGGGATAATTAATTAAGAATTGAGAATTTTATAATTAAGAATAGGCTGTAATAGGCTGTCAGCCATTTATATATAGCTGACAGCTATGAGAGAGTGTTAGAGGAACATTGCAGTGTTTTTGCCGGTGGGTTCGGTGGAAAAGAGGATGGCGTATACCTTCTTTACACTTTGTGTATCGACATTTGAACTGCTGATATTGATACTATTAATATCATTAATATTGATAGTATCGGCATCTGACTTGCCTATATTGACACTAATAATCCTGTTATCAGTAACATCAATACCTTCGGGTGGTAAACCATTATCAAAATCTGCCATAATTCTTAGGTGAAAAGTGATAAATGAAAAGTGAAAAACTAAAAGTGATAAGTGAAAAATATTTTTCGTTTTTCGTTCTTCATTCTTCACTTTTCGTTTCATTCTACATCGGATTTAATGTTGTTATCGGTAGCCGTATCTGCATATATACACCACTTATGTATATATCGTTAGGCGATAATACACCGGATGCACCCGATATATTATTATAATACTCGGGATGTCCTGACGATATATACTTACCATCCGTTCCTCTTGCCATCTCGAATGAAAGAATATGGCTATCTTTCATCAGGCAACGCGGGTCTTCGGGTAATACATCGCACCATTCAGGTTTTTGTTCATTTTGCCAAAAGGATTTATCCATTGTTTCCGTATTAAAATCGAAATCCTGTTTCCAGCAACGGCGCAGGTGAATGTTTCCCGATTTAGTGAATGTTAATACACCCGGTTTTACCATAAAAGAATCTCCTGCCTTGTAGTTTATCCCGCTGTATGTTACATAGTCAGTTGTATTTTTCTGGTCATTGTCATGCTCTACCAGATACCAATAATCCACCTGTAAATTGCCGGATACAATATTTCCATCGGGTATTTTATTTACGATACGCATCTGTACCGACTGGTAACCCAGTATGTCGTTTATCTTATACACTACCGGGTTTCCGGAGGCAACAGTAAAAGTTGTCACACCTGCCACACCTTTAAAAATATTATTCCTGCTACTTAGCACGGATGAATAAGTGCTTCCGCTATAGGTAACGGATGCCGCATTCTCATCAGATGAACGCAGCATATACATCTCACCGGCTTCTATCGCAGTCACCTCCTCCCCGGAATCACATAGCAGGTTCGGAATGCTGTCTATCAATACCCCATACTGATAAGGCAGATCATTTGGAATATCTATTTTCGTCAGCTTTTTTTTAGCGCCCAGCCATATTATCTTAGAATCTATATACAGTTCCTTACGCTGCGTAATATCTATATCCGGAGAAATGGATAACGAATCAGCTGTAATATTCAGTCCGCCGCTATTAGGATTTTCCGGTGCGAAGCTGGCAGGTACATTTTTACTCGCGGTAATAGGGATCTTAGTACCACGAGCGGAAGAATAACCGAATGATATAAAACGGGGTATCTCAAACTGATTGATTTCAGAACCTTTCCACGTGATACCCTCGAATACTTGGTTTTTGGTAAATAACCAGCGACCGGAAGGTAATGTCATATTATAGTCCGTTACAGGGGGCGGTGTTAAGTCTTGTGCCGTACATCTTGTGACAAAATCATTACGGAGTTCTTCTGCTGTTGTGCCTGTCAGCGGCGTATAGTCTGTTTCAGCACCTATGCGGAAATTGCAATTATCGAAAGCATAATAATTGTTCTTATAGGTATCAAGTACTGATTGATTTACAATCAGGTTGCATTTTTCGAAAGTGTGTAAGCTGCTGGCTATTGAGCCTATGGTTGTGCTGATGCCTACAAAGGAATTATTATTGTTTATAGTGACATCCGAACCTGCAGGGGCTACTTTAAACAGACAATTTGTGTATATTTTAGCGATGAGAACACCTGTACTGGTCTCAGTAGGATTTTTCAGTATCTCGCAATAATTATATCTGACATTATATTTACCCTGATTACTATAGCCTTGTTTATACACAGTCGCTTCCTTGATAGTGACATCTTTAATATACACGCCTTCGTAAGTACCACTGCTATGTAGAGCACCAACATACATTAATGTATCCAGAATGCTATTTTTAATGCCAGAGCCAATTATCCGGGTTATATAGCCATTACCAACAGAACTACCATTACTTCCAAGATTGAATTTGTGATAACCCCCTCCAAGTATTAGAGCCTGATTAGTACTTCCCGGAGCGGTTATTGTCCCCTGGGATCTTGACGGAGCTATCCTGCTGGCAGCAGTTCCAGAGCCAGCATATGCATAAAACCGGGTAGAGTATGCACGTTCTACATCTACACCCTGATAGTCTGTATATTTATCTTTAAAATTAAACTGTAACATCTTCTTCCTGTTTTATAGTGATTATTACCCGTCCATTCTCGTATATTTCTATATAGCAGTTGTCGAATTCGGCATTATTAGTTTGAGTTGTACCCGTTACATTGTCGTCTTCATCTTTGGTTTTCACAATCCGGGCGTTATCATATAATTGCCTGAATTCCTTTGGCTGCTTATTAAAAAAAACATTGTCATCTATCTGCAATGTTTCTGTCCCTTTCTTTACTTCATATATCATGGTAATATTGCTTTAGCATAAATGAATAAATAAGCTGTCGGGTCTGTTGTTTGGGTTTCGATCATAAACCTGACCTTCGAGCGTTTTTCTATTTTCTTGTCCAATTGTATATTATTCAGGTTAGTAAATGTTTCATCATCAATAGTAAGAGACTTCACATTCAGGGCATCCACTTTATAAATCGTCATCTCTTCGCCTATAAACATTTCCATTGCCGTTGTTTCCATAGTCAGGGAAATACGCCGTTCCAGTTGTAGCCTATCCAGCGTATCGAACTTGCATTTGCCCGACTTCATCACTCCGTTTTCCTCTATCGAACCGAATATATAAAAACCTTTAGGGTCTTCTATCGTCTTGAGAGAAGAGAGTTCTACCGGGTCTAATTTTCTTGTTTCATTAGCCATTTTATTTTGTTTAATTGGTTATACCTCTATTTGATTTACTCCGCCAGTATTGCATTCTTTTTATCTTCAGTCATTACTATATGGCGGTCTTCCGTACCCAGTACAGGCATCGTATTGAAACGGGATGCATCTATTTCGAAAAGCGGGTAAACCGAGTTCTTGCGTATCCATATCTGATAGCCCGATGTTTCGCCTGTTTGCCCTGTTATCTGGGAGAATGAAAGAGATACCCCACCGTCGCTGCCAAAACTATACATCAGCCCCTGCGATGTACGGAAAGCCACCAGGTATTTATTTACAGCAGCTAACAGCAGATCCGATGTTTTTTCCCCCTTCAGTGTATGTACGAATGTTACCAACTCCTGTTTGTACATGCCATTTTCCTGCGTCTCAGTAAAGGTGCTTTCGTTTACTGCTCCTATTTCCAAGAAAGGCACATCTGATATTATCCGGTTTACATAACACTTATCGAACAGCCCATCATCGGCAAACTGATATGTCTCAAAATCGCGGATATCGAGCAGATAGAGTCCTGTAATGCCTCCGGGATTATAGTCGCAGGTATGTTTTATATTCTGTAATAATCTGCAAGTCATTGTTTTTAGCCTTTAGCCACTAGCTGATAGCCAGTAGCAGTTAATAAATAAAAGTAAAGCCGTCAGCGAAAACCTTGAAGGCTGTAGGCTAACGGCTATAAGCTAAATGCTGACTTTACGGTGTAACCACAGTCTTGTCCGCAATTGCAGAGATCACGCTTTCGTCTTTCAGCAGGCGGCCCATCTCTATTTCCGTTCCGGCCATGGTTACGGTCCAGCCGTAAGCATCGGCATCGGCAGCACCTGATGCATAGTTGAATGCTGTGGCACTCAGTCCGTTGTTGCGTCCGAGCATCACCGCACGATTCGATTTATCAACGATTACCGCCGTAAACTTACCCAGACTCAACGCCTTTTCCTGATTCAACAATTCGTAATCGTAGTTGCTGATGGTAAAATTGACAGTGTGGGTACGGTATTTTCCTCCATTACCATTTACGGCCAGTTCGTCGGAGAATGAAGCTGTATTATCAGCAAAGTCAACTTTATACGCTTTGGCACTATCGGCAAGCGTAATAGTATCGATTCCTCCATCGGCTCCGAAAGTATAATCGTTCCCGGCATCGTAATTGAACAGATATACGGCTTTTATACCCGCTACCGAATAATGACAATTGTCTTTTGTTATGTTTGAAGTTAATTTACATCCTGACATAATATTTTTTTTTTAATGAGTTGATGAATTAATGTTTTAATATGCCAATGTGCCGATATTTTAAGCTAATAGCTGTTAGCTAATGGCCAATAGCTTTTTTTGATTGACACATTGATTAGTTATTCGGACTATAAAACACCACTTCGTCTTCGAATGGAATAGCGAATCCAAGACGCAGACGTCCGTCTATGAAGATGATATTATCCTGCGGGGCAGCCTTTTGCCCAAGACGGATTTCTTCAAGGTCGCGCACAAGGTCTGTCCCGATAAGGAAGTTGCGGGCATCAGCCGCTACTATATCATTGTCTCCGAGTCCTTTTACCGGAACAAGCTCCACTCCCATATAGCGCACCACGTCGCCCTCTACTGTAAAGTTGGGGCTGACTACCACATTACTTCCGTAGATGCCTCCAAGAGCCATTTTTACTTTCAGGAATGTAGGATAAGAAACATAAATATTCAATGTACCTTCCTGTAAGCCGGCAGCTACAACATTTTCCGGAATGTTTGTAAATACCTTTTCTATTTCGTCCAGTACATTTGCTTTGGTAAGAGCTACACCTGTTATTTTAACGGCGTCCGGACTGTCTGTTAAGACTTTGACTACTCCATCGAAATCGTTAGCATCCACAGAACTATCTCCCTTAAAGATTTTAGTTTCTATCTCACTGCTCAATTCGGAAGCAAGGATAGCCATTGTTGCGTCTTCGAGCGTATCGGGCAATTCCCTGTTCTTTGCTCCGGGACTGAGCATCCATACGGTGCGTTTGCGTTCAAGGTCGTCGAGGCATTGTTCCAGATTGATTTTATACGTTTTTACTTTCAACTCCTTGTCACTCAACTTCGACATCTGCTGCGGATTCCATGAACAGTCACGGGCATCTGCCTGCAAAATGCTGCCGTTGATGTCAATCAGGTTGATTAGAGTCGATTCTTTCACTCCTACAACGGGAGTTATTTTACCTTTCTCGATAAGTTTCCCACCAAAGATTGCTTTTGTAAACCAGTCCATATTGGTAGACGGCTGATAATTCAGTGATGAGATGTCATACATGTTTGCCATATTTCTAAATTTAGTTAGTTATTATACTTTTATTTAATTGTATTCATCCTGATAATTACTATCCGAAGTGTGCAATATGCCAATTTTCAAACAGTTGCATTCAATTGGCACATCGGCATATTACTTCTTTCTGTTTATTGTCTGATTCAATGCAGCTGCCATACGTTCGGCTGTAGTCATTTCGCCTGCATTTTTAGTTGTGCGTGACAGTTGAACGGCAGGATGTGCCGATGGTGTTTTCCTGCGCATCTCTTCTACCTGTCCTTTTGTGGATTCGAGCATCGACTGTGCGTCTTCCAATGTTTTAGTCAGCTGGTCGATAGTCTGCTGCATTTCGGTAATCTTAGCTTTCAGGGCTTCTGCTGTTTTGAGTTCGAAACCGGCTAGTTTATGCCGTGCCTTACTGCGCTTCAATGTTTGCGGAGCTTTCGTTTCTTCAGGTTTGGTTTTGTCTTCCGATGCTTCACGCGTTTCTGTGAATTGCCCCTGTTCATCGATTACCAGCAAATTGCCGTTTGCAAGCTGATGCTCACCGGCCGACATTTGTTCTCCGTCGAGCGTAGCAAACCCGTCTTCGTCCACATAGGCTTCCTTGCCGTCGGCCAGTACAAAGACTACATAAGGCGTACCGCTGGCCGTCATATCTGCCTTTTCTACGGCTTCGATGTCGAGCAACATGCGTGCAATGCGACCGAGCAATGTTTGTTTCGGTTTCTTTTTGTTCATGTTTACATTCATTTGATTTTTAATTTTGGAAATATCCGGTTGTTGATTGAAGAAACCTTCCAAAGAGAAGCCTTTGACGTGGCCGGTCATCACCTCTGTGTTCCAGTATTTTTCATTCCCGACCTTGTAGCTGCACATCAAGGTACCTTTGGGAAGGTCTTCAAATCCTAATGCTTTCGATTTATCTGTCTGCGGGTCTGCCACTATCCACAGTTCGGTGAGGTAGTTGCCCGAGAGCGGTGTCTGATGCTGGTGTGTGGTATTGTGAAGTGCTACACCGGTACGCATCATTTTCTGTGCTATCCTTTCTATTTGTTCGGCCGAAAACCTGATGTAATAGTCGCCCAGTTCTTCACTATAACGGTAGATAAGTTGCTCTGGTTTCAGTACTACGCCTGTAAGAATGCGTTTCTTTGTATCACGATTGAGAAAAATGTGTTCACTGTTTTTTTTCAATGTCACAAAATCGACCTCATTGGCCGGACAATCGACAAAAGATATGGCACAGATGCCCGTCATATCGTCTTCGTTATCGTCGATAATGCAGTTGTAGATAGGTAAATTCATAGATTATCTGCTTTTTAGGGTATAGATAATTGGATTTGGGAAAAATGCAGATAAATGGGAAAATTAACATTTGGATGTATTACAAAAAATATTCATTCTTATCACACTAAGAACAGCCCATACCGGTTGTATTAACAAAAAACAGCCTAAATTGGTTGTATTAACAAAAAACAGCTCAAAAAGGCTGTAAGTAAAATAAAAATAGTATCTTTGTATAAAAAAAGAGAGTAATGGGTTGGATAGGAGTAATAACAGGCGATATAGTAGACTCTACGGAAATACTGAGCTCCGGAAACAGGGACAGGCTACTGGATATATTACATAGCGCTATTTCTAATGTCAACACCTTAGCAATAGCTAATGCCAGGATAGAGATATACAGGGGTGATAGCTTCCAGATAATTACCGATAATGCCAAAGCTACCGTATGGACAGCTATAACATTAAGGGCTGCCCTGACAGCGAATTCGGGAGCCAATCTCCGCTGGGATGCGCGTATGGGATTAGGGATAGGAAAAGGTGAGTTTATTACAGACAGTGTAGTGGAATCGGATGGAGAAGCCTTCCGCTTGTCGGGGCAGGCATTTGATATGCTGGATAAGAACAGCCGTATGTGCATTATTACACCTGACGATGACTTCAATGATGAACTGAGTGTCAGCACAAACTTTGCTGATGATATCGTATCCGGCTGGACACAGGCACAGGCTTCGGTTGTATATCCCCTTATGATGGCGGAACATACGTCTCAAAAAGACCTTGCAGAAATAACAGGAAAAACGCAACAGACTATCAGCAAATTACTATTAAATGCGAAAGCAGGTAATATAATCAAATATGCAAACCGGTTCAGAAGGAAGGTATCGGATTTGGAAAAACAAAAATCTTAAGAAAGATGGAAATCAATATTTTACTCAGGTTACTTTGCGCACATTTCCTCTGTGACTTCCTGTTTCAGCCCGGATCACTGGTAGACAGGAAAAAGAATGATGATATACAGATAAGTCTGGAAGCAAATATAATGCATAGTCTTATACATGCTATCGCGGCGTACATTATAGCAGGGGCATGGTTAAGCTGGTATATTCCCGCAGGGATACTGGTCTCCCATTTTGCGATAGATTTCCTGTATAAGCGGAAAAAAGATGGACTGCAACCATTCCTGATAGACCAACTGTTACACATTATTGTTCTGATATTGCTCTGGCTTATCTGTGAAGGCCAGTTCGGGGCATTATGGGAATATATATCCGGCCTGTTTGCGGGCAATAAGATGTGGATTGTCCTGATAGCATATATCCTCATACTGCAACCCTCTTCGATACTTATCGGCATATTCACCGAAAAATGGAGCAGCCAATTGAACGTAACAGGAAATAACGGGCTACAGGATGCCGGAAAATGGATTGGCTACATCGAACGCTTTCTTATAATTACATTTATATTTACCGGAAATTTCGAGGCTATCGGGTTCCTTCTGGCAGCTAAGTCGATATTCAGATATGGTGACCTGAAAGAGCTGCAGGAAATAAAAATGACGGAATATGTAATGATAGGAACGCTTTCGAGTTTTTCTGTGGCTATTATTACCGGGGTGATTTTCAAATATTACTTACTTTGAAAACAGCATATTATATAAAACAAACAAGAGGCTGCCCTTCCCGGACAGCCTCTTTCAAATTCTACTGTTTAAAGCCTATACCTAAACAGTAAACGGGCATTTATATACCAAACAATCTGCTCATTGTTAATATCCCGGATTTTGTTCCAGTAAGTTGTTAGCCCCTATCAGGCTGTAATGTATCGGAAAACGGTTCAGATTTGGATTGTTAGTCGCTTTGTGATCCCACCAGTCTTCTGTGACATAAGCATCCCAGCGTACCAGATCGGTGCGGCGGCGACCTTCGCCCAAAAATTCCCGTAACCATTCGTCCAGCATACGGTATTTGTCTAGGTTGGAAGCCGTAACAGGGTCAGGGTCGTTTCCGTTTGCGAAATAGCGTTTGCGCACGGTATTAATCAATTGTGCCGCTTCTCCTGTTTGCCCTGCACGCATCTTGCATTCAGCCAATGTATAATAAATTTCAGCTAAACGGATAATTGGAACATCGGGGTCAAATTTACGGTTCTTTTCGCTCTGATTTGGACGAGGACTGCGTTTGGTAACACGTACGCAGGATGACTCCTCAGCCGTGGCAATAGTAGATGGCAGTGATGCCAACGTAGGATATTCGGCCGAACCTAATTTGGCAAAATACGATACCTGGTCTACGACTGTTATTATCTGCCCGTTATACTCACGGCTACCTGTACAAACCCAATCGGGATTGGTAGGATTAATCAGTTTACCTACGATAAACATCCCCCGGTACTTGCCATTGTTTTCATACACGTATGGTTGTTTGCGTATATCGCTGTCATGGAATTTGGAATAAGCACCGCCCAATTTATAAGGATATTTATTGCCCAGAGGGTCGAGACTTGGAATCAGCCCGATACCATTATTCGAACCCGAACCTTCCAATCCTCCCAGATAATTCCTGTAATTGTATGGTACCATGCGATCCCAGTACATACCGTCAGT